AATCGGGTTGCGCATATACTTGGGCGGCAGATACATTCCACTTGTCCGTTATTATTGCAGGAAATTTACCTTTTACAAAGTGCTTATCGTAATTAGCCGAGCTTCCATAATCGTTGGCGTTCGATTCAACGGAGCAATCCCCGTACATTATCGGAATTGGCTTGTCAATATTACCTTTTGGCGCATTTGCATAAGTACCAACTGCGACCGCGTTTTTAGGTATTTGATTATGGAAAGCAGTGCTATTATCAAGCAAATTAAATTTAATGGTTTTATAATCGTAACTAATGTTACCTGAAATAACCCCACTGCCGATCATCCTTGCCGCGGTATCAAAAGTAGTAAGGCCATTGGCGTTTTGAAACAGCTCCCACTTTCTATTGGCAAAGTTATTTGTTGATAACAGGTCGGAAAAACGACCGCCTTGGATACTGTTTTCGGCATTAATTAGCGTTACCGATAAATTGCCTGTTGATGTAGTAAAATTAAAGAAGTCCATCGACTGCTGATAATTACCCCACGAAGAAACGAGGCCATGATAAATATCGGCACTATCTACCCGGTGCGCATCGCTTACGCCAATGAAATTAGACGCGCTTGTGTCGTCGTTATAATATAGTTTTAAAACCCAAAAAGTAACGGAATTGGTGGTTTTTAGACTGCTGGCTAACCCTGAATCAAAACTAAGCATTAAGCGCCCATAGAATCCGCCTTATTTAAGGCAGGCATCAATGTGTTGCGGATATAGTCATCATTTACAACACCGCCGGATATATTAACGGTTATTCCGCCGCCTTGGGGGCCATTTGTATTTGGGGATGAAAGCGGAGTGATTTGGACGTGTTCTTTTCCGCCGGGATTGTCCCCCACTTTTATAAGTTCAGGGCCGCTTGTTACATAATCGCCACCTTGCGCAAATGATGATAAACCTTGATCGATAAGTCCAGACACTACCGCACCAGCTCCGGCCGCGGCAACCAAATTAAGAGGGAAAGGGACGTTTTTAAATATACTTGCGATATAGCCAGCGGCGGCCTCCATAGATTCGGCGCGTACAACGGCTTTCATGGCGTCCATTGCCGACCCTTGTACCAATGCCGCTTGCTTTAATTCGCTAATAATCAGTTTCTCTTTTTCCTCTTTTATTTTCTTTTGTTTTTCTTCCTCTGTCACAACAAGCCCTAATTGCTGTGCAAGAATAGGATAATTTTCAATTAAAGCGTCTGTGTAATCCTGCTGTCGTTGTTGTGTTTCGGCTAATTTTTCTTGTTTTTCAAGAAACAAGTCCCACTCAGTTGGGTCGGGAGCGGTCGATTCATCTTTTTTAGCTATAAGCTCATTATAATCAGCTATTATTTTTAACAATGCAGTGTCTTGTTCGCCAAGTAAATCCAACTCCTCAAGTAAAGGAACGAGGCGATTTTTTTCTGCCTCTGTTGTTAATAATAATTGATTATAATTTTCTTCTGCCGTTTTATATGACTCTTGAGTCATGTGATTTTTAGACTTATACGCTTTTTCCGCTTCTTTTAATTGGGATCGAAGTTCGGCAAGCGCATTAAATTCCTTATAATATGCTTCAGCTTTTTTATTTAGCTCTTCATCTACTGCCGCACGTTCTAACTCGGCCTCTACCACAGTTAATTCACGGTATCCCTTAACGAGATCGTCAACCGCTTTTTCCTGTTCTTCTACTGGCCCGGTCGCGGTTTCAACGGCTACACCAAAATCACCGAATATTCCCGTAAGTTTTAATATTTCTCCGGCCAACAATCCGGCCCCGACCGCCAAAGCACCCCATCCTGTTTTAATTAAAGTAGCCTGAAATGCCGCGGTTTCTAATTTAGCGAGTTTTATTGCGACATTATAAGCCTTTACAGCCACAGCAACGGTAGCAAATCCGGCGGCAGTCGCGGTTAATGCTCGTATAGTTTCTTCATCAATTTCGCTTGTAAAAGCAGTTATTCCGTCAACCGTTTCTCTTAATGGGCCTTCAACAAATTCAAATAATCGCAATCCAAGCCCCTCCATTGCACTGTTTAACAATGTTAAACTACCGTCAAGATTATCTAATTGAACATCGGCCATCTTTTGAGCGGCACCGCCAGCGTTTTCAAGTTCACCAGCTAATTCTTTAACCGACCCAGTTCCTTCAAGTAAAATATTAAAAGCTGAAATAGCCCTTTGACCAACCAAATCCTTTGCCTCGGCTACCCCGATACCTTTTTTACTTAGCACTTCAAACGCTTTAACCAGATCATCGGACGTTTTAACGCTGAATCCTATCTTTTTTGTTAAAGCAGAATTTTCATTTCCAAGCTCAAGCAGTATTTTCCTAAGTGAAGTCCCGGCCATTGATCCGCTAATACCAGCATTTGCCAAAGTGCCTAACATAGCTGTCGTACCTTCTACTGAAATTCCGACCTGTTTTGCAATCGGCGCGACATACTGCATAGAATTAGTAAATTTTTCCATATCCAACGCCGAGGATGAAAATGAAAGCGCCATTGTATCGGTTACACGGGCCGTTTCGCTAACATCAAGACCAAAAGCCCTCAATGTTTGCCCTGCAACAGCCGCAGATGTGGCTAAATCAGACCCAGAAGCCGCGGCGAGGGCTAATGTATCCTTAGTTACGCCCTGTATTTGCTTGCTTGAGAATCCCAATTTTGCAAATTCGGTTTGTAATTCGGCTACTTGTGATGCGGTAAATACAGTTGTAGAACCTAATTGCCGCGCATTGGCTTCGAGTGCTTCAAGCTCTTTGCCCGTAGCGCCCGAAATTGCCGCCACATTCGACATATTCTTTGTGAACTCCCTACCTACACTGACAACCCCAGAAATCGCCCGCATTGTGCCATATAGCGCGGCTGTAGTAAGCCCAAGTTTAGCAACTAAGCCACCAAGCGACCCTCCGGCCTTATTTGTTGCCCCTTCAAGTCCCCGTGTTCGTTGTTCAAGCTCTTTGTATTGCTTCTTTAATTTTGCAATACCCTTGGCTTGAAACTCAATAGTTTGTTTTAGATTTTCTGCCACGCTTTTTTGTTTCCCGGTTTTGGTATGTTGTTATAATTCCCTTGATAATATAATGTTTTTCGATCCACGTCCTCGGAGTTGATCCGTAATCGCCCTTATGCGGCGGGGTACCTGTATCTTGTGCGTACATATACCGCTGTAAATCATGTTGGAATTTATTGCTTAGAAATATATTTATGTTGCAAAAAAAGGTAAGTTGGGCGTAGGTATCCAATATTGCACTGCTGGAATCGCCCTTATTGAAGTCTAAAGCCTCACGGTAAACACGAAGCGTATAGTCAATGACTTCGGATTTATTATTAAAAGTTACTTGTTTTTCAGATTCTAATACTGATTGAGTCTTATAAGGGAATGCATCAAAATCCGGCCTGCTATCTGGCATCCCCAATAGGCCGCAA